ATTGCGTTCATACGAAAAGAAAAATGGATTAACTAAATGACAAGGTTAACACCACACTTTACATTAGAAGAGTTTACCTTTAGCCAAACGGCTGCAAGGAAAGGTATAGACAATACTCCTCATGAAGGACTACTGGACAACTTATGCGTACTAGCAAACGGAATGGAAGATGTTAGAAACTTACTTAACGCACCCATACATGTATCTTCTGGTTATAGATGTCCTGCTCTTAATGACGCTCTTGGTAGTAAACGTACCAGTCAGCATGTACAAGGGCTTGCGTGTGACTTTACTGCTAACGCTTACGGTAGTCCTGACATTATTTTTGCTGATATTATTACTTCCGATATTCCTTACGACCAAGTTATTTTGGAATTTGATAGATGGATTCATATCTCTTTCGTTGAAGATGGCGGAACTCCTAGAAAACAAGCGTTAATTATTAATGGAGAAGGAGCAATGATTTATCAACCTTCAAGAAAACAATAAGCATTTAGTTGGGTATCAACATTTAAAGGAAGTAAAAATGGATATACAAGAAATATCAAAGCATATAGTAGGTAAAACTATTGATGCTGTTGATGTTGTATATGGTGAAGATAGCATAGTTATTTATCTTGATGACGGCTCTTCTGTAGAGCTTATTATTGATAGTATCTATGCTAATGTGCCTGATTTAGACGATTAAACACCTTTCATGGCTTGTCAGGAGGCTCGTGGTGAGCTTTTCTTTATGTACTTGAGGGGTAACCTACCCTTCTTATATCATTAAGGCTGTTAACAGGGAATAAGTCTTTGTTCTCTATCTCATAAAGGTCAGATTTAGTTACAAATGTCGTTCCATTGCTTCTTGTTCTAATATTACCTTCTTTATAAAAACTAGCTTTTTCTTTAAAGTTATCTTTGTCTATCCAACCACAAACAGTCAAAACATCAGAAAGTTTATTGTAACTACAAAACAAATAAGCATCAACTCCGTACTTTAACTGGCTTGCTATTAAGTTGTTAACGTAATAATTCTTTGGATACACTTTTCTTCCCATAGTCTTTATGTCAATAGACTTGCCGTTTAAACGCATATCTACTCCACCATCAAATCCTTCAGGTTTCATTAAAGGTAATCCTAAAGCATGGCATATCATGTTCTGTCCAAGAATCCCTGTTAACTGTTCCTCTTGGCTTCCATCAGCATGACCTCTTAATCCAATATTGTTTTCTTGGTTAAATTGAACAGAGTGTGCAAACACATCTTCATTTAAGTCTAGGTTAAGCATATATTCTCCTACCTGCTATTGTTAATAAGTTATCCATAGCTAAATCTAACTTTAACTCATAGTATATAGGTTTCTTACTGCCTAACCATCTAGCATAGATAGCATCACGTTGCTCTTTGTCAAGGCTGTTAATAATGGCATTGATTGTTCTTATGTTATCAGCGTTAGCCTTGTCGCACATATCATCAAACGCTTGGGAGGAGTCACCCCCACTTGCCATTCCTAGAGATTTACTAGGATAGCCAAGCCTATTGTTATCGTGCTTCATAAAGAAAGCCCAGTCTTCTAACAACACCATGAGGCGTTCTATTCTCATTTAAGGCTACCTAGCATATTGCCCCAGTCATGTGTCTTACGTACCTGTTTTGAATTCATGGGTTTTGGTAGTTTAAACGCACCAGTTTTTTCTAGCTTCTCTAAAACAGAAATACCAACCCCTGCATACTTTGAAATTCTTGACCTATTAGCATCAGGATGCTTTTGTATAAAGTCTATAGTTCGTTGTTTAAACACTTCCAGTTCTTCTGCTGTGTAATTACTTCTTTGCTTGCTCATATCAATCTCCTTAACTGATGTCTACTATTCTGCTAACCCATCTATTGTCTTTCTTGTGCCATCCTTCAACAATAATTGTCCAATTAGCATCTCTTAAATGACTGATAGCATCGCTATCCTCCATCTTCTTTACCCTTGCACTAATGTTGCTGTAGCTAGTGACTTGGATTCCTACGGTGTTACCTTTACTATCTATTGCTAGCAAATCTATAATGCCAAACAAGTCTTGGCGTATCTTGGCAAAGGCGTTCCATCTTTCTACTATAGTAACTAAAGGGTAATCACCACTATCCCTTAACCTCTTTAGCGTTCTTTGTGTCGGACTTATTGCCATCTTTTATCCCTTCAAATTGTTGGTTATTAGGCTTTTGCCCAAAAATTCTATCCCAGTTGTCTTGTAACTTTTTATCTGTTACTAATCCTGTTGGTCTTCTACCACTACCCTTCCCCATCACAGCTCCTTTGTATTTTGCATGCGTCAATAATATATTTATGTTTAAAGTCTTCAGGTAAATTTATGTTTTCTTTGTGTAAACATCGTGTTTCTTTTGGTGTTTCAGGTATATGGTTTTTTATGTACTCATGGGCTTCAAAGCAAGACTTAAATGTGCCAACATAATGTTCTGCAAGACAGCAACTATTATTACCTGCCTCATTACCCATTGCTACCATCAATATAAATTCAGCTACCATTTAAAAATCTCCTGATGTAAGAACCTTCCCTGTAATTTCGTGTCTAATAGTGAACTTCTTGCTGTTGTAAGTCATAATAAACAGCCACCCATCATAATAAAACTCTTTCTCTTTCCATTCGTCATTTTCCATTACTACAATGTCCTTTTATATTAAACTCGCCTATCTCTGTGTAGGTCTTACACCACCATTTCTTTGCATGATATATCTTGGCTGGATTACCACAAATATGACAAACAGGTGATTTAGGAACTTTTATTAGTTTTACAGATGCCATAGTGTTCCTTGTTCATATCAGTCCAGTTAAAGTAACACCACCACTTCTTGTCCTTGTCCATATACATAGCTTCCTTTCCACATTCATCACAGTAGAAAGGTTCTCCATACTTATATATCTCTTGCTTGTTAGTCTTCGTCATGGAGTTCATCTTCTATCCACTCATCTTCTTTTAGCTTCGCTTCTAGCACAGCTATTTCAGTCTGATGAACCTTAACCATTTGACCTATGTACCATTGGGCTTTGTTACAGTCTTCAATCTTATCTAATAACTTTTCTGACTTCAGACCTTCTCGGCTAATGTACTTTAAAGCGTTGCCTTTAAGGTAGCCATAAAATTCAGCACTACTTAACTTGGCTTTCAGATACTCTATAGTTTCAATACCACCTGCCTTATAATGCTCTGGATTTATTTTGTCGCTCATCTTCTTTCTCCTTACGTTTTTTATGTATATCTTCAATAGTGCTTCTTACTCTGTCTAAAGACAGGTTACTTAAACTACAACATAACTGCAACATTTCATCATCATCAGTATACAGCCATTCTAAAGCATAACGCTTGTCCCCTACTTTGTTTTTCAGCGTAATAGGCTTGCCTTTTTGCGTAAAATACCCATGCTTACTAACTCTTTGTTTAAACTTTTCTTCTGCCTTTAAATCTTTTTTAGTTGGGTCATACAACGCGTCTACGATTGCTTGAGTTAAAATTGCCTTGTAAAGCCTAATGACATTTTCCATCTTTTCTGCATTAGGCATATCAAGCATATCAGATTCTTTCAATTATTTTCCCTTTATACTTGTACGAAATGGTATATCTCTTATATCAATACACTCTTTCTTTGTCTTTAAAAAGACATTGCCATTGGCTTCTATGCTCTCATAAAGATGAAAGTTCTTACCATGACAATGGTAATTTTTGTGATGTGGCATAGTATTCACAGCTATTGTAATCAAGCTACCAAGAAATATTACAACACCTAAAATTCCTAAATTCTTTTTAGTCATTTTCACTACTCCTATATAATACATAAATCCTGTTGTTTAAACAATGTATCACTTATAATAGACCCTTGATTAACCAATAAGGACTACTACTATGTGGACAAAACCATCAGCTACTGAAATGCGTTTCGGCTTTGAAGTTACAATGTATGTAATGAATAAGTAATACATGTAATACACTAACCCTCAAGTTCTCAATGGAATGTCATCAGACCAATTCCAATGACACTCACCTTGAGGGCAGTGTAACCCCTAGTACCTATTAAAAAGGTATATCTTCTGCTACTGCTTCTTTTGCTTGTGACACAGAACCAGATGACGCACCTTGACTTTCTCCAGTATAAAACACTCTTGTATTACCTAGTATAACGCCTTTTACACCAGACTCACGCTCTTCTTGAGTAGTAGATTGGGTAATCATACCATTGTTGTCGTACTGGTCTTTCTCATCCAAATTAACAAAAGTAGTGATGTTGAGGTATGTACCTTTTTCACCCTTAATTAATTTAGCCTTATCAATCTTACTTACATCTATACTTGCTGAAATTCCTACTGTTGCCATTAGTTACTCTCCTTAATAAATTTAACTGAATCCTCAACCTCTGTTACAAAGTCTTGGACATCTTTTTCCAGACGAGTGATTAAATCGTCATCTCTCTCTACTCTAACTATGAGCATTTTTTGTTCTCCATGAAAATGAGGGTGGTAACATACAAAGTCGCACCACTCTCTCTCTGGCATACAAGCCATTTGCCATTGCATTTGATGTACCCATTTTCTTGGAATATTTCTTGTCATTAAAATTTCTGTGTGTGTTGTAGGTGTTGGACACTTAATCTCAATTAACCCGTTTAAACCAACTAATCCATCAGGACTAGCACCAGACATATTAACTGTTGGGTGGTCAATAAAACCTATCTCGGTCACATCAACACCCTTTAGTAACTTTTTCTTTTCTATATACAAGTCCCTTGCTTCATCCTCGTGGTCAGTACCCCACCGCATTGCGTCATTAACAAATACAGGTACATTTTTGTTAGTCAGCAATTCAGTAATAAGTTGAATACGATACTTACGCTTGTAAGTAGACTCACCATTCTTTACCTTAACAACAACATTGTCTATGTTAGAGGCAGTTACCTTACCCAGCCTTGCTTGAAACCACTCTTCGCTACGCTGTTCCATCTTT